CCTCGATAACCCTGACTACTGTGATCGGGCGGGTGATGCGCTGAACTTCGGCGTTTGTTTCCCCGATTTCCAGGGCGCCGAGGTCAAGTTCGTACATGTAGACGCTGTCATACAGAACGCCCATGCGGCGCGGCTTCGCGTCACGCTGCGTTACCCACGTTTCTAGGGCGTACTGCGGCCAAGCGTCAAGCGAAGGGTCATCGTAGACCGCCAAGATTTGCCGTGGGCTACGCGGCCGAAACACCGGGCCGTTATCGGACGGCGTGACGGTGACATAGGCCGCGCCATAGGTGAGCGCCGGCCGGTGAACTTCGGCCTGCCTAGCGTCCATGCGGTTGCGCTGCCACAAATCCCAGGCCGGGTCATCTTCGCGCGCGGTGGCGGTGCGGTAACCGACCACGGAAAGGTTTTGCGCGAATGAGTCGCGCACCAGACTTAACACGTTTTTGACGGCCAGCCGGGATAGGTCTTTGACTTCGTCGCTGGCACCCTCGGGAACTTCAGGGCGGCCGCGTAACCCTTTGACGAACTCGTAGATTCGGTCCAACCAGCCGCGCTCAGACAAATGTAATTGCCACATGTCGGAGATGAGCAGGCTGATGGCGTTGAGTTCCATCATGTCGGAGTCGGTGTCCACAGCGTTTTGGGCGTCGGTGTCGGTGTACATAAACGGGACTGTCACGCGGCACCTCCTTTAAGGTTTAGACGAATGTTGCGCCACTGGTGGCACGGACGCCGCGTTTGTTTTCGGCGGCTCCCAGTAGCGCCAAGGTGGCGGCAACGAGTGGGTGAATATCTTTGTGGGCGTCACTGCGGTCCCAACCCCATCCGCCCGCGTCGCGTATCGGACGTTTGCGCGCATGTAGCAATGCGTCGGTCAGCGTTTCCTGATCGGCGTGGGTCACGGTCTGCGATTTGACGCTGTTCTCAAATAGGCCACAGGCGCGGCTCATGTCGGCGGCAGTGGTTACCCGCACCTTGCACTTGCGGGTGCGTAGATCGGGCACCAGTGACGATGCTGGGCCTATGGAATCGACCATGACGGTGGTGCGTCGTCCAGCGCGGGCGGTGATCCAGTCGAGCGCGGCGACCGGGTCGGTTCCTGACCACACTTCTTCAATGTGAGTCGAGTTTTCTTCAGCCCAGGCGGCGGCAATGCTGATGTCGCGACCGTGGGACATATCTACGGCGATAGCATCGGGTTTCACCGAGATATTTGGGCCGACATCAATGAGTTCGGCCCACTGCGCGGCCTTAATGACCGGTTGGTGCAGTGAGAATTCATCCCAGATGCCCATTGCCTCGCGCTGAAAACTGTCGTCGCTTAAGGCTTTGCGCATACGAAGAATGGCGCGCTCGGAAGTTCGGTGTGGGTAGCTCGGGTTCATCCGGCGCCACTGCGTTCGGTCATCTAGGTCCGCGCCGCGCTCTGCCGATATCTCGACGTAGCCGACTTCCTGCACATCACCTGACATCGCATCGGCGCGCAGCATCGTGAACACTTCGCCGGGATCAGTAGGTTTTGGGGGCGTTCCCGCGAACAGGATCAGCGGGTTGGGTGAGGCGTTGGTGGCTGGAACCATATCGTCCATCGCCGATTCGGAAAGTATCTGCGCCTCGTCAAACAACAGAATGTCGACGCCGGCAAAACCGCGACCAAAACCACGCTCACGCGCGCCAAACAAGATTCGGGAACCGTTGGTGAAGTTCACCGATTCTTCGCCGCGCGCCAAGCTGACCTTGGCAACATGCGGGGCGATTTTGTCGCGTCGAGCAAGCGCCTGCATGCCCTTAAAGGTTTCAGCGGCGGTGCGGGTGCGGTGCGCTGTCCATATAGCAGTCAAGTTCGGTAACTTGACGCACATGGCGAATACCAGAGCGCCGAGTAGGTACGTCTTCCCGGTTTGCCGAGGTATGGACATGGCAAACATGTCGGCGGCATAGGTTCCGGTGGCGTTTTTGGCGGTGATCAGCTTGCCTAGGTCGTCTTGCCAAGCGTCAAAAGTTAGGCCCATCGCCTCACAGGTGGCGCGAACTGACGGCCATGCTGTGACGGTGATGCCAGCCGGGGCGATGACGTGTCGCGCGACCTCAGATAGCGGCGCTGTCGAATGGTTCATCGGGCATTGCTGCCGCTGCGGCGATACTGTCCTCGGCGAGTTCCTGCTGCGCCTCGATGGCCGCGATTTCGTTGGCGATTTCGAGCAGCCTGCGAGTCAGTGCCGCTAGGTCGCGCGCCGGGGTGTCGGGGTCTTCGACTGCCGTGGCAACCCGCGAGCGCATGGCGACCAGCAAGTCGAGGCGAGAACCTTGAGCGGCGGCCTCGGTGACCGAGGTAGCCACTAGGAAAGCTGATCGACCGACGTGTTGTCTTCGACCGGCACGTCGACCTCGACGGCCGCATCCTCGGCCAGCACCTCGTCGCCCTCAGGGGCTTCGACTTCGGCGGGCTGATCGACGGGAACCTCGGGGGCGTCGGGCACGATGTCATCAAGGGACTGCGCGACAGCGGTAAGCGCGGTCAAGTCCACGTCGTCGGCCACATCGACGCTGTCCAGTTGCTCCTGAACTTCGGCGATGCCGGCGAGGAGTTCGTCGCGCGCGGCAACAATTTCCGAGCGGGCTTTCACTAATTGTTGTACGACGCTGTCGATGTTTTCCTGAACTGACATGGTGTGCCTTCCGATGGTTGATAAGGCGAACAGGACGAACGCCAAGATGAGAAAGATGAGCGCGTCGAAGATGACGAACGTCATTGCGCGCCCCTAACTGGTCAATAGCGGAACTGACGATGACGCCCAGTGGTCGCGGCGCCCGGTCTGCCAGGCGACGCGGCCCGGTGGCCGTGGCTTGCCGTCGGGATGGCGTGCGATCACGGTCGGTATGTCGGCGTGGTTGCACAGCGATGGCACCGTGTAGGCGACCGACTGGCGGCCGAGTGTTTCGCGCGCCCAGACGGTGATGTGCTGGTCGATGGGCGTCGGGAGTCGGGTGGTGAATTCCAGCAGCGACGGCAAGTGTTCGGTGCGGATCGCGTAGGCGACACCATGCAATAGCCGGTTGCCCAGTAGCCAGTGCGCGCCGGTTGCCTGTGCGGCCTGTAGTGCGCGCCCGATGGTGCCCTGGTGCTGCGGTGGTCGTTTCCTGCCGAGGTAGAAGCTCAGCACGGCAGCGGTTTCCGGCGCCGACTTCAGCGCGGCTGATAACTGGTCACGGAACCCGTCGACCGGCTCGGCGTCATCCTCGAGCACTACCGAAAAGTCCGCGCCGAGGTTGACGAGGTGGTGTTGCACGGCCCAGTGGTTGCCTTCGCAGCCCATCAGTCCGTTGTCGATGCTGATGAAGTCGGCGCGCACCGTGCGGTTCAGCTTCTTGGCGACAACCGCGCGGGTGGCGTGCGCGACTATGCCGATATGGAAAGTCACCGGTTTTTGTGCAGCTTTGCCTCATCAGGGTTGCGCTGTGACGCGGCTCCCCTGGTGTGCAGCACGGGTCGCAGTTACAGATTGACGGCCGAGGCAGTCCCCGGTGTACCGAGACCAGACGACGTCACCGAGGCGAGCAGCGAGAGCAGTGTTGCGCCGGCGCTTACAGACGCGACACCAACCCAGTCGACAGTCAACACGTTGAGCGCGCCTGCGCCCAGTGTCGCGAGTGCAGCTTCGGCGGCCGTCTTGATGGCGCGCTCTACTGCGTCTTTCCAGAAGGCGCGAGTCAGGTAGTCCATGGTGCTCTTTTATTGTTTCGGTGAGGGATGGCCTAGGTGATGGGTCAGGACATTGATGAATACCGGGCGCCTCTTGTGGTTTCGCCCGGTCATGTCTCGCGGCTCGAGTCTTTTTTCCATCTGATGTAGCCGGGGTTGCTTTGCATCCGATGGGAGCCATACTTATCGGCGAATTTATCCACCTGCTCCCAGGTCAATTCGTCGTGCTGTTCCTGGTTCTGCATTTTCAGGGTTGATGATTGGACGTGCTCGACCAGTGACCCGGTGACCAGCATCGGCGCAACGCCGGCCGCGCGGGCCTGCTCGATCACCGCATCGTCTGAGCACCAGAACTTCACGGCGTCATCGAAACCGCCGATTTCATCCCATAAGCCGCGCGCGATCATAAAGCACCAGCCCGATAGATGCCGGCCGGTCATGTATCCGCAGGTGTTCTCGGTGAATTCGCGCTGCCGCTCGTCCCTAGGGCACTTCGGAGATACCAGTGGATGGCTGGCGGCCAGCAATTGATGCAGCCAACCGTCATGGAACATCAAATCGTTATTGGCGACCATGATCCAGTCGGAACTGCCGCGCGCCGCGCCAATGTTGGCGAACCCGTTGTAGTTGAAGTCTTTTGGCATGTGAACCGTCGCCGCGTTGCGGTACTTGGCGCCGTGCCACTGTTCCATGACGGTTACGCCGACGGCTAGGCCGTTGGAACCGGCCAGGCATGTGTCAATCGTGCGCTGGCTGAAGTGGCGTAGCTTTTTCGATGTCGCATTGGACAGGATGACCACGTCGACCAATGGCTGCTGGCCGGGCCTGGGTCTCGATTGGTTGCGTAGATGTTCCTGCGCCTCTGTGGTTTCGACGTTGTAGTCGTAGTGGTAGAGCGCGCGCGGAATATGGTGCTCGGTTGCCAATAGTGGGCGCAGTAGCTTCGCGTACCCGGCGTCTTCGCCGTACAGCAGATGCGGGAATGAAACCTTTAACGCCAGATCGCGTTTGACACAGCAGATGTGGTTCGGCAGTCGCTCATATCCTCGAGCGGTGTTGCGATCCTCGGCGAAGTCTTTCGAGTACCGGCATATTTTCGGCCGCGCACCATTGAGCGATACCGACGCGAGGAACGTGATGACATCGGCGTCAGTGTCGGTGGCGTCGAGAACGCTGCGAAACATATCCGGCTCAATGCGGTCATCATCGTCAATGAACTGGACATATCGTCCCTGCGCCATATCGACCATGACATTGCGCTTATGGCCCAGCATCATCTGCTTGTTATCGGTCAGCATCAGGATTTCGATGCGCTCGCTGTACTCCTGCGGCAGCGCGTCGTACTGTGACCACACCTGCGACTGAATGGCACGCCCGAAGGTTTCCGACCGGGTATGCGTAGAGCATATGAGAATGCTTAGGTCGATGGCCATTGTCAGACTGCCCAACTGGCCGCGTACTTGTGAATGCCGAACGCCCACGGCGCCATTTTGGCCTGGTTGCCCCAGTCGACCATCCGACGATGTGCGGCGCTCCAATGCACCGCATAGAACGCACCGGGTGGCAGCAATGTCATGTCGGTGCGGCCCCGAAACACCTCGGTGGTCACCGCGACGCCGGCCAGCCACGTTCCGCGCATCTGGCGGGCGATGGCCAGGTCGACAACATGTCGCAGCGCATCGTGACCGGGCCGAAACCCGAGCACCGCGTTGGCAATGAATAGATGGTCTTGCCATGCGGCCACTCCATCGAGCGCGCACAGGGAATCCAGCGGGCGCAGCATCCATATATCGGAGTCGATATACCAGCCGCCGTGATGCAGTAAGTTCTCGGCGCGGATCAGGTCGGCAAGCTGCGCACCGCTCTTGCACTCATCCCAGTACGGCGATGTCAGCGGAAATGCGAGCCGGTCAACCGGGTCGCGCAGCGTCACATGCTCCCAATCGGGATGCAGCGTGGTCGCGATATCCCAGAGCCGTTCGGTCTCATCGGTCGTGACGGCCGGCACCGTTCTGACGAGGCGGCGAGGAATCATGGGC